TGCAAGCACATTTTTTTCTACTTGGTTAAGTCGTATGATGTTATCTTCTGTTGCTTTTTTCGAGGTTAAATAAAACGTTAATACAGATATGATTAACGTTATTATGTTGAATGTTAATGGATTCATTATATCCATTTACTTGTCCTCACTGTTTGCGTTTTTACTTGGTTCTTTATACCCCATTGCTCTTTTAGAATCACTTAAACCTGCTACTGTTGGGTCATTAATTGCGTTTAGTATTCCCACTATTATCATCACCACTATATAAGGATTAGATATAATCTGCATTGCCACTTCTTTTAATTTGTTCCACGTATCAATGTCTGATGGCTCTAAGCCTAAATAAGCCAAGATTGGAATAACAATTGATAAAATCATTTGAATTATAAACACTGGATTATCAAACCTTATCTTAAAGTTGATTTGTAACTTCTTTTTAGGTTCTTCAATAATTGGTGGTTCTTCTATAATTTCTTCATCTTCATAAATTATTGGTTCTGTATCTTCTTTAGGTTTTAAAATCTCTGGTTTAGTTGTTAAGTTATCACGATAAATTGTAAGTACATTTGCGATTGCTCTGTCTGTGTAAAATTTCTTGTCACCTTTTACAATTAACTGACTACTTCCACCACTGTCATACATTGATATATGCTTTACATTACTAAATAGCTCTTTAGCAAATGTAACTGCGTTTCTTGGGTATACTCTTGATGTGAAAACTAAAAAAGCCACTGTGTTATCTTCTAATTGAACCAGTAAGCTTTGTTGTGTTGCTATTTCTTCTTTGTTGCCTAAGTTTTTTGAAATTAATAATGTGTCTTTACCTTCATGCATATTAATTGAATAAGGACTGATTGCAAAGTCAACTTCTTTTTCACTTAAGTAAAAATTATCTGCTCTTTCAATCTTTAGTTCCTTATCTCCCTTAAGTTGATACACTACATATAGCCCATCTGTTTTTTGTGCCATTTGTAATTGTGGTGATATTTCAACTCCGTAATGTAATCCATATTCTGCTTTGTTTTTTGTTTCAAAATAGCCTGCATTCATTTTCGCATAATGTATTCGGTCATCATCAATTAAGTTAATCTTATTTAATGAATGTGTCGTATCACCTGCACTTATTACACCTAGTTTCATATCATTATGCTCTTGAACATATACATGAACATCAGTGTCTTTGTATTGCGTAATAAAATATCCTTTTTTCAATATCTTATCCTCACTTTCTTTAAATTTAAAGCTTTCAAAATCACTCCATTTACGATTATAATAACTAACATTTTTGTCTTTAATAGGGTACCAACCAAAATGTAAGTGTATTCCTGTGCTAATTCCAGTAGTCCCTGTATAGCCTATAATCGTTTCATTTGTAACTTCTTGTCCTAGATAGGTATTAATGCTATCAAGGTGATAATACTGTCCTATATATCCTAGTTTAGGGTATTCAACCTCTACAAATAAAGCACCTGTACCATCTTTACCTTGTCTTATAACTTTACCTTTTTCTAGTCCGTATTGTGCTAATTTTCTTCCTTTTGTGTTGTAATCAACACCTCTGTGAAATTCTCTTTTTCCGTTTCTTGTTCTCCACCCATAAGGTGAAATTATATAAATGTTATCTTCTCTGTGAAACAATCTTTTTATATGTGTGATAACTATCACCTACCTTTATGTTATTTTTTCTGCTTTTCCGCTAAATATTACAATCATTCCAAACTTTCTCTTATTCATTTATTTTTGTAGCATAGCAAAGAATCAATGCTTGTATATCCCCAGCTTTTCAATAAGTCGCCCTGATTCTTTATAGCAGTTACATAAAATAACTTACTGTTTGCAAAAACATTCCAATGACCATTTATATATTTTATTTCAATATCGCTATCAATATAAGGCATTTGAGTATGTTGTCTATACGTTTCTTCAAAATTCTTTAACTCGTATTTGTCATTATAAAGGTATTTTCTTATCCAAAGAGAAGCATCGTTAGCTGTGTTTCCTTTTGTTTTCACCTCTATAATTAAAATATCTTTTTTACCTGTTCCTCCAAGTCTAAAAATATTTGCCATTATTTTACACCCCTTTTTATTATTCTTACTTGAATATCTGTTGTCGGTACTGTTTCTGCATAAATATATATCGTATTTGCACTTTGTCCTGCATCTTGTAAATTTGCACTCATTAATGCTTGATTATTATCTAGTTCTGCTTGTGTTGGTGTTGGTCTTGTTAATTTTAATGGTAGTATTTCTTGATTACTTGTAGTTGTAACACCTGTAACTGTTAATTCATAAATGTTATTATTCCAACCGCTTGCTAATAATGTATATGTATCAATACTTGAGTTAATTTTACCCTCTAATGCAGTTATTCTTGTATCGTGTCCATTTGTAACACTTACGTTTGCTTTTGTTCCAAGTGCAGTGTTTATATTTCCTATATCAGTCGTATATGTTGATGTGTTTACTTTTCCTTGTAATGCAGTATCAACTTCTGTTTGTGAGTATACATCTTTCCATGTAAAATCATAATCTTGACTGCTTGCTTTAGATGGTACTTGTCCAGTTGTACCACCTGTAGGCATACCTTCTCCTGTATCTCCTTTTGCACCTTCCATTTTTCCTAAATTAGTCCATTGGTTATTCTCAGTCCAACCATACATATATTTTTCAGTTGTTCCTACTAAATAAATGTCTCCTAATATTCCAGTTGGGTGTGCAGTTGTTAAATCTTGATATGTGTCATAAGTCCCTTTTACAGTAAATCCTACTCCATCTTTTCCAGGTGCTCCTACTATTCCTTGTATTACAGTTGCTCCTGGTGTATCTGTTACTTGAACATCAACAAATTTCAGTCCACTTCTTTGTGGCATTGTATTGCCTAAGCCGTTTAATATTTGATGTCCACTTGATGGTATGTTTTGATAATTTGTTCCATCTAGTGAATACTCAATATTGTCATCTGTTTTTCTAAATGCTTTTATATTACTTGATTTTATTTTAGTGTTATTAAGTGCTTGTAATTGACTTTGCACTGTTCCACTAGGTATATCGCCTAGACTTGAATTTCCTATTTCACTAGCACCTGTATCACTTGCTAAAATATCAATCATATTATTTATAAATTGTTTCGTTTGGTCGTGTGGTCTTTGAAGCTGCTCTCGTGTATCATCTTCACTGTGCGGGTCCGGAAAGTCCATTGAGTTTCTTAAACCATCTTCTGGCGTAAAACTAAATTTTTGCATTTTACACTCCTTTCTAGTTACTTAACCCTGTAACTGGGAGATACCTTTAATCACCTCCTTAACTAATTAAATTGTAATTTGTTATAAGGTTTTTTATCATAAGCTATATCTCCTTTACTTTATTCTCTTTACTGGTGTATATAAAAATTTTAAATTTGCAATACTCATGTCTCTATCAACTTCGTTATTTTCAAATAGTACACTAAACATTTGTACTTTTTTTATTGAGCAATTTCTTGCAAATGTATTTCCAAACTCAACAAAAGTCCACCCAAATGTATTCCATTTAAAATTATTCCATAATTTTTGATATATATTTATATCATCAACTTCATCTTCTCCTTGTGGGTTTTCTTCTGTTATATATTTAATTTTGATTTTAGAAGGTGTATCACCTCTAACTAACACATACATCTTCTTAATCGTTTTTAGCCATTCACTCCCTGTAAATTGAAAGAATGGTGTTTGATAATATGAATTTATTGCATTGCCAAAATCGTTATACGTTTCATCTAATTTACATATCTTATTATCTCTTGAGTAATACAGTGTTAATTCATCGTGTATAAAATTACTACAATTCATGTTGTCCCATTTAAACCATGCTAATACCATTGCATCTCTATCAGGGTCCTTATTACCTACATAAGGTGTCCCTAAGTAATCCCATACGTAAGCATTGTTATTTACAATTAAAAAGTACTTTCCTTGAAAAACAACTGATATTGCGTTCCTTAAGTTTTGCTCTGCCAATAGTCCTGGTGCTCTTCTTCCACCATTGATATTACGTGAGATAACATTAACATTTCTTTCATCTTCAATTACAGTACTTTGTAACACTAGCACTCCAAACCTTGTGTGAGCCCATGTTAGCTTATTATCTACTAACTGTATACTTCCTGGTATATCACAACCCATATATGCATTTATTACTCTACTATCAAACCTAGCCATATTATCTGCATCATAATAGTATGAGATTGAATACATTTCATTTTCTTTAAATACAACTAAAACATTGTATTGTTCACCAAAGCCTGTAATATCATACTCACCATTGCCTAATGTTCCATAGTTATTTTCTGGGAAGTATGTTGCATCAAATACATCACTATAGTAATAAACTGCGTTTCCACTTCCTGCTAAGAATAATCTTGAGTTGTTTTCTCCACCAAACGCAACGTGATATTTACAGTTTAAAATACTGTCTATATATTGTTGTGTTGTTTTATATGCAGTTATTACTACGTTGTTCTGTCCTGTTGGTGGTGCAGTGTTAAATGTTACTCTTCCGTTTTCTCTATCAACTGTAAAATCAGTACCTTCTGTTTTTTCTTGTGTTCCTACTAATGCTTTAACTGGTGTACTGTCTAATCCTTTATCTGTCAAAACGTATACCGTGCTTGTTCCATCTCCATTAAAGGTATTCTTCCAACCACTTCCTAAACGGTTGTAATTCTCTGTTAAGTCGCTATATGTTCCATCTGGCTTACGATTTATACATAAATCAGGCTCAAATGGTACTACTTCTTGAACTGTTGAATTATCATACTCATAATATTTGCCGTTTAGGTAATAAATCCTTTTATTAAAATTAATGAATATACCTTTATTTGTGGTTAATCCACTAAACAATTCTGTTAGTGTGTCGTTTTCTATATCGTAACTATAAAGCTTGGTTGAGGAATGGATTATCATTTTCCCCATAAAGTAACCTATTGTGATTATTGGGTCTGTTAACTCCTTAATCGTGCTTTGTCCATATCGTTTTGAGAATGTTCCATTCCTAACCATCATATTTAACATTTTAGGAGATTGAACTGTTAGAAGATTAAAAGGCAAGTCTTCTAAATTTAATCCACCATTACCTGGATTGTTTACTTCATAAGTTTTATATTCTTGCGGTTTATATTTTTGATGCCTAATTGACATATACATCTCTTACTTGCACTTCTTTAAACTTCATTAAGTTGTTACGTGCATTTAAATAATCTGTATTGAATATATTAAACTTTGCCAAGTCATCATCAATAAAGAATCTAGATGCTAAATGATAAGGCAATACCGTGTAATTCACTTCATATTCATAAGGGATTAAATCCTCTTTCTGTGTAACATTAGGTATTGTTTCTAATGGTTCTAGTCCTTTATATTCTCTTAAGTTGTTGTTTAACTCAAAATTTTCCGCAAGTACAAGGTTTATGTTTTCAATATAGTAATTGTCATAATCTTTAGAAGTTGCCTTTTCAAACATTATTGATTTTGTTATTTTATATAATTTATCTACGTTCATAATGTCTCCTTTTTAAAAATAGAGAGGATTATAAGTCCTCTCTTTTATTTTATGCGTTCTTAGATACTACTACTCCTTTGTCGTATGCAGTTAGAATAAATGCATCTCCATAATATCTACCTTCGATTAAATCTCCGTTAATACCTGGAGGATTTGTATGCATGTGTAATTCTTTTAATTTATTTACTGCTATTACCGCTTTTCTATGTGTAAAGATTGCATGAATACCTGTTCCAAAGTAGCCACTTGGCACTTCTTTAATTAAGAATCCTTGTGATTTTCCTACTACTCCTTTTGTAATCATGTCTTTTGCTAGTGTTTCAATTCCCATAAACAACGGATTTTTCAATAAAAAAGCATACATATCAGTTGTTACGTATGCCGTACAGTCTTGAATGTTTACCGGGAATTTTTGGTCTACTAATTTTTTACGTGCCTCAATAATAATGTCCATTACATTATCTTTATCAAGTGTTGCAACTGCAGTACATGTGTTTGTACTTGCTCCCCATACTGTAAATGCGTTCGTGTCCCAGTATGGTACTACTTGTTCCTCGATTTGTGCTTTTACAACTACCCCACGTTGTTTTGCGTGTTGTTGGTCACTATTATTTCCTTTGTCAACTGTGATACTAAATGCTTTATCTTTTGTTAGTGTTAATGTTTGTTTAGTATCTTGTAGTTCTGCCGGTGTTCCGTATCTATTATTACCGCTACGTCTATAATCACCTAATGCTTGTGTTGTTGGTGTTA